TTGCGCATTGCCTCGTCCTGCGATAGCCCTTCCGCTCCAGGCTTGGCAATGAAGTTGACCTTGTCAATGTGCCTGACGTTGATGCCCATCTTCTTCCACTCTTCGTCATACATATGACCACGGAAGTAGGCGCAGGGTCCCTGCTCGGCAGTACCCCATACAAGAACGTTCATCCGACCCTCCTGGGGGTATCTACATACCACCCCCGACCTTTTCGAGGCTCCTGGCGCGTCCTGGATGCCTCTACGTTGATTTTATGGCGGGGGTCCCGCCCCCCTCAGTTAAGAGGGGAGCGGGTCATCGGAACCCCCAGTACCGATTAGACTGAGACCGTGGCCTGAGTCTTCAGGATGCGATAGCGGGCGCCAGCCTCGTCAAGGAGGAGGGTGCCGAAGCGCATCTTGTAGCCCACAATCGCCTTCTGAGCGAGTGGGTCAGAGTGATCGCCACCTGGAGCCACGAAGTAGCTCTGGAGGGTCTGCGAGTCACCAATGGTGTATGCGTCTGGGCCAAGGAACAGCGCGTTGTACACGTTGCCGCTTGAAGCGCCAGCCGTGGTGTACACCTTCGCATCTGAAGATACGATGAAGCGCACGCCAGCGAACATACCGATCTCGCCCGTGAGCAGACCAGTGTTGTCAACATACTTGCGGGACTCAATCCAGCCATTCACAGCAGTATCGGACACAAGGTCATACTCCTGCGCAGGGTGAATGATGCAGCGATACGTTCCGTCAGCAAACTGAGGAACGTTTGCACCCTTAAGTCGAGCAACCATCTGCTTAACGAACGCGCCAGAAAGCACGCCCGCCGTGGCAACAGCCGAATTGGCAGTGTTTGCCGTCAGCGTCGTTGCACCTGTGGCACCAAAGATGGCGCTGGTTGCAGCGGAGCTGTGGATCTCGTCGCGGACCAGGTGGTCCATCGAGCGAACAGCCTTGTAGGCAACACGCTCAGCAGCGATGCTGATGAGGTCGTGTGGCGAGTCAAGGTTGGCGAGGTCCGAGACCGCGACCGTCGCGCCGTACTGCGCAGCGGTGAAGTACTCGGATGAAATCGTGAGGGCATCGTCCGTAGGAGCGGTGCCTTCAGTCAGTGTCGTTGTGCTGACCGAGAGGTCGGCGTAACGAGCATAGCGAAGGGTGTTCGTACCCTTGATGAAGCGAGCTGGGACATAAAGTCCTGGCATCGCGTGTACAGCACGAGCGCGCAATTCCTCTTCAGCACGCGCAGCAACAAGCTGCGTGACTAGATCAGAAAAGTTCGTTGTGCTGGTCGTTGTCGTAGCCATTGTATGCTACTCCTTCTTACTCAGCGAATGGATTTCCCAACGCCTTCAGCGCATCAGAGATGCTCTTAGAGTTGGGCTTTTCAACAGGCGCGGCAGTTGCCCGACGCGCATTATTTGGATCCACTGGCGCTGGTTCCGACTCAACAGGGACTGAGGCCACAGCGGCAGCCTGCTTGACAAAGTTTTCCAAGGCAGCAGCCTTGCCAACTTCATCCAGACCACCAGTGTCCTTCAGGAACTGATATGCGAGTGGGTATTCCCGTGCGAGACGCTCCTCCTTCGCGGCTTGCTCGGCAGCAGCGGCCTTCTGCTCAAGTTCTCGAATCTTGGCTTGCGCCTTCTCGAACTCAGTCATTTGAGCCTGCTCTTGCTCTGCCTTCCAGCGAGCGAGTTCTTCCGCCCTGGACTTGATCTCATCAAGTTCCTTCTTAGTAGCGGTGAGCGCCTGATCCTTACCTGCTAGACGCTTCTTCCAAGTGGTGACGTCTGCCTCGCTCTCAGTGGCAGCAGCGACCTCCGCGACTGGCGCGGTGGACTCCTGCGACTCAGGTGCGACGCTGTTCACGACTTCTTCAGCCACAGCATTTCTCCTTTTTATTTCTTTCCCCGACCCAATGTCAGGGTTATATATTTATGGATTGCGAAGTTGCTGGAGTCGATCCTGCAACGTTTCCGAAGCACCCTCAGCAAACTGCTGAATGCCTTCGGACAATTGTGGGTTAATCTTTGTGACGTCTTCAATAGTCTGTACACCCTCAATGAGGTTTCTGACCTGGCCAAACGCAGTACCTCGACCAAGCGTCGCCCACGCTTCTGACAGTGCTGGGGCCAGGTTTCCTGGAGTGAGGGCGGTTCCCCTGAGACCTTCTTGGATCACATTTCGCCGCAAGTATGCTGGCGTTGTGAACCCAATCGCCTCTGGGTTTGCTGGGAATAGGTTGGAGATCGCCCAGATCAACGCATCGTTCTGAAGGATCTGATCCAGAACATCAGAGTCTGAGTTCATCTTGTTATCAAGATATTCCATTACCATCTCGTACTTGGAGTATCCAAGACCAGGCATTACGATTCCCTTTGCCCCAGGCGTCAAGAAAAGAATTTTCATTAGGGATGGAATTGCCTTTTGCACCATATAGGAATATGGATACAGGCCAAGGAACGGGTGATTAAGGCTTCGCTCAAGCCACGTTCGGTGGCTGGCAAAGAACTGCGCCTTGTCTGCGGCCCGTGTTGCACGCATAATAGCAACTTCGTAGGCGCCAATGACGGTGTTTGCCAAATCATCCGCAAGCTTCTGCGCCTGAACAAGCGCCTGCTCACGAGAGATATTCTTGGTCTGCACCAAGGAGTCGGCAATCCCCTCAACTACCGCCTTGGCGGTAAATGACCGCGCAGCCTTCCCGTTTCGCTCAACGTGTCGGGCCATTAGAAGCGGGTCGGAGTGCATAATGTACTCGCCCAGGAGCAGTTCGACAACGTCGTCCGCCTTGCTAACATTATAGTGGATTGCAAGTTCCTGCAATTTTCCAGGCGCAGCCTGCTCAAGAAGATCAATGATCTCTCTTGTGGCAAACCTATCTGCCGTCATATCGCGGGCTGCTTCTTTGACAATTCGCACGTCGTCAAAGCTCCTGAGACGTGCCAAGTTTTCCTGACTAAAGGTTGCCTTAACGCCGCGAATAACCCCAGAAACTCTTTGTCTAAATCCGTTGGCAGTATACACTGCACGAACGGTATTCCTTGCCGATGTTTTCCCAAGATATGTCACCCCGTCCGCAAACTCTCGGTTTACGTTTAGAGGGTTCATATATCCGCGCATAGCGACCGTCCCCCTTAGGTCGCCAGCAAAGTTGTCATAAACCTCTTTCCTAATGTTATGAGCAAGCAATTGGAACTGTGTCTCAATGCGCTCCATTACAAGGTTGAAGTACGGATTAAGTCGACCGAAACGAACCTCTGGATAGATGCGGTCTGTCAGCACCGTAATTGCTGGCGCAATGGCCTTTACGCGACCACTGATTCCAGCAGTGATACCAACGGCTGACCAGTCACCAGCGGCTGCCCGAACGATTTCGGTAATTCCATCTGATCCGTTTTGTGCTAACGCGGAGAACTCACCAGGTGTGAGATTGGCCTTAAAGATTTCCTGAACTTCTTTTCGCTCAAGGAACAGACCTCGAATCTGTACGTTCTTTGCAGCCGCAAGCCCACTGATCTCCGCAAGGATTTTACGGGCGCGGTTGACGGACACCCCAGAGGTAATGACGCCATCTTCACCAACCCTAGTGGTTGACTTTATGAGGCCAGTGACAAATCGTTCTGCGACATTTGCCTTGGTGACCTCTGCGCCGTATGGCCTGGTAAGTTTGTCTGCAATCCTATCTAGCTTAGATGGCTGTAGACGAACTTTGCCAAGCCCAGCGTCAAGTTTGCTGATGTCTTCAAGGTCAAGCGTGTCAGAGAATGGAAGCAATACATCGCTCCAAACCTCCGCTCCATCATCGCTTCCCTTCAGGACGGTTGCATTGATGACCTCATCTTTTGGGGCAATACCAAGGCGATAGCCCATCTTCTCAAGTTCTGAAGCCACCTTGAGGATGGATGCCCCTTGATCTGGGAGCTTTGCTGCCTCTTGCGCAAGTTCCTTCTGTGTGATCTCCTGAACCGTGCGACGCTCTGACTTTCCTAGGAAGTTAAATACTTCCTCATAGGTATATTTCCCAGCAGGGAAACTTGCGGCGAAGTCGTCATATGAAGACACGAGTCGGTCTGCATATTCCTTGAGGACAGATTTTAGTTCCGCTACCTTTGCGGCATCTCCAGCAGCCTCTGCCGACGCAAGTTCTGACTTGATTCCAGTGATCTCCTTGAGGATTCTTGCGGCCTCAGCACCAGTAATATTTCGCTTGGAGATTATCGTAAGCCGAGATAGTTTACCAGTTAATCCAGCCCTAATGCCAGCAAGGGTTCTAACTGCTTGACCATAGTTTGAACCTCGTGCGATTGACAGTACGTCTTGTAGCGCACGAAGATCATTGCCGTATGTTTTAATTGCCCACTCGGCAACATCGGCTGCATCATCCTGCTTCATACCAAATCCGCCGACAAGGTCTTGGATAAGTTCCTCTTTTGCCTTAACAAGATTTTGGGCGGACGCAAGTCGATCTGCCTTGCTCTCCGACAAGACCCTGAATGCTTCCTCTCCAGCCATTCTGGCGTCAAGTTGTTCCCTGAACTTTGCAATTGCCTTCATTGCTGGAGCACGTTCTTTCACAACCCAGTTTGCGTGGCCGTCGGCAAGTTTCTTCCTAAGCCCAAGAACCTCGTCAATGCGAAGAAGTTCCTCTGGTCGAACTTGATCCTTGTTCTTGATAATTACTTCAATAAGGGACTGTTGATCTGCTGAGGAGAAACCAGACTTTGTCATAATCTCCCCAAGAGACATTGACCCTTCTTCTAGTGGCTTAGTAAGAATGTCTTGGGCGGTATCACCCTTACGGAGACGATCCTCAATAAACGAGACCGCGCTCTTGGCAAATGTTTCCGAGTTTCCTCTCTTTATTGCTGCGACTGCCCGAACAACGCCAGACCTAGTTGCGTTTGCCGCTGTAACTGCAAAGTTTCGCAGTCCCCGCTCCGCAACATCCCGTGTTTTTCCAGTCTTTAAAACAATCTGGTTTAGAAGTGCATCAATTACTTTTGGCGAATGGACTCGGTACGCTGCGCGAGCAGCCTCTACCGCTGGCTTTGAGGCAAATCTTTTAGTAAAGCTCTTGATGTTCCCAAGCGTGGCGTCGTAGACCTTTCCAGCCCAATCCCACTTTTCAAGGAACATCTGGGCATCGGAGAGTTCTCTAACGGTATCTAGTTGTCCAGCCTTCCTTGCTGAATCGATCTTGGCGATAACGTCGGCATTGACTATTTTTGAAAACGCAGATGCCTTGGAGCCGATTGCGACCGCTTTACCAACACCTGGGGCAATGATGTTTACTGGGTCAAGGAGAAGTGACCAGAGGAAATTGTGTGCGCCGTCTGCACTGAACCCAGCGTTTGAGTCTGCAAGCTCAAGTGCGGCCTCCTCAACGGTTGCTCCGTTCTGGATTGCATTTAGAGCAGCCTTAGGTGCCTCCCCAAAGATGTCCGTAATAAAATCCTTCTTGCCAGATCTGCTATTAATAATCCTTGCCTCGGCAACCCGTTGCTCAACAAATCTTCCTGGTGCCGCAATGACGTTCATACCGACAGCAAGCGGAGTCCCAAGCACCTCAAGTCCCTTGACCGTTGCTTGCGCTAGGTTGGAGTCTCCGATTCGAATCTGTTCAAGCAGGCTAACCCCACGACCAATCGTGTTGTCCATAATGCTGCCGAACAAACCGATGACTGGCTTTGCGATTCCGCCGACCACGGGGATATTCTCCGCGATAGAGACCAGTCCCTTTCCAAGACCAATGAATCCAGCGTTAAGATTTCCAATAGATTGCTGAATGCTTTTATTGGGGTCGCTAACGGAAACCTCAACTTGCCCGACGTTGGACATCTGTTCCCGCGTAAGACCAGACTGATTCGTTGTGGACTTTACTCCACCACGAAGGTAGTTCTGGCTACCAGACGGAGTCGTCTGTCCAAGATTTACTCGTTCTGGCATTAAACCCCTCCAGGCCTACGGTATACAGGTGTTGATGCTGGCTGGTTTGCTGTCGCTCGAATTGCAGATTCCCTTCTTTCCCTTAGGCTGTCACCAGAAAATCCCATAAGTGCCTTAAATCCAAAAGCTTGAGGCTTTGGAATGGTCGGGATAGACGGTGTCTTTGGCATTGGAATGTTTGCCTGCAGCCCAAGATACCCAGACGGAGAAATTGGAGATGATGCTGGCTGCTTAGGTGTCGGAACGTTTCTAAAGAACACGTTAGACCCAGCAGGGTATCCAGTCTGCTTGTATTGCTGATCTTGCGCAGAAGCTGCAACTCGTTCCCTTTGCGCCTTTTTATATTCTGATGGCTTAAGTCGCTCAGAAACTGCGAGTGCTTCAAGCTGGGGGTTTCCCTCTACTCCAGATAGAACGCTTGCCCCAAGGCCGCCAATGGCGCCAACGGCACCGCCGATAAGTCCACCAGCACCAATTCCCAGAGGTCCAAGCGGTGACCCGACTAGCGCACCAGATGCCGCACCAGCGGTAAATCCAGCAATTGCGGACGTTGCTGGATCAAGCCCTTGTTTGCCAGGTGACTGATAGTCAGACTTAAATCGCCAATCATAAGGACCGACCTGAACAAGGTTGTCTTGATTCTGTACAATCCAAGACTGATCCCTATATTCCTGAGAATCAATCCCCTTGGTAAGACCGATAATCTCAAGCCTAACCTCTGGAGTATCTTCAAGAGATCCGTTTCCAATTGCCTCTTGAATACGAAGTGCTTTAACCGCAGATGCCTGAGCCTCAACATCTGCAATGCCTGCCTCTGCCTCTTGCCGTTCTGTCTCTGGAAGACCAGCAAGACCATCCTGTGCTGCCCGTTGAATCTCAATCATCGCCTCTGGCGTTAATGATGGAACGACCCCAGTTCGATCAAGAGTTCCAATTGTTCTATCATATCCCTGATATGTTGCCTGAGAATAATCTACCCGCGGTGCTTTTCCAAGGTTTGGAACTGGTCCGTTTGTTCCGACAACCCAATCGGCGCCAGACTGCCTAAAGTTGTCGGCGTCATACATTGTTCCGTCAACGCCAATGACAACTGGCTGATTTGCCCCAAGGGCGTCTGGGACCTCGTATCTATATCCGAGCAGCGATCCGTCAGACTTGTTTACCCTACTCCCGAAGGCAACAGCAGTGAACGAATAGTAGCTCCCGTCTGGGAGTCGCTCAACCTTAACGTACTGGTATACGCCGTCCTTAAACCCGTTGCCTTGCGGCGCGGCTGCAACCCATCCCTGAGCCTTTTCGTCCCAAGTATTTACCAGTTTACCAGATTTAAGTTGTGCAATCTCCTCTTTCGTTGGCTGTGCAGCGTAGATGATAGAGTTCGCATCATCCGTTTCAGTACTAGAAAGGCCCCAAGTTGTAATGCCAAGAGCATTCCGCGCGCTCTGATCCCCGCGAAGTTTAGCAAGTTCAACATTAATAAGCTCTGGATTGAACATTCGGGCGTCTTCTGGAATCTTGCCATAATAGGAATCTTTTCCAAGGAGATACTTCTCGTATTCCCTGTCGTAGAATCCCATAAGGAACGGGTTTGCCTTTGCACTGGTCCTATCGTCAAGATACTTGTTTCCAACGTATTGAATCTCGTCTTGATACGTCGCCGAACCAGTAACTGTCCACACCGAGCCAACCTTGTCCCAGGAACTCTTTGGCAATGCGCCAGTTGTGTACGCGGCATCGGCATTATTCTTTAGTTCCTTAATGCCATTGTCCCACAGTTCAAGGAATGATGTTCCGTCGGTTACGCCAGCTTTGCGAAGTTCAGATGGAATTGCCCAAGGATTGTCGTCAATGTATGCCGCATACATCGCGGCTGATTCTGGATTTTTCCTAATCTTTTCAAGGACAGAATCTTGGCTTTCAAACGCTGGGCCAGCATCAAAACCGCTGTCAATGCCAAGCGAGTCATTGATTGTATTCCAAATGGCGGCTAGGTTATCTAGAGACTTGTCGTACCTCTTTCTTGATGCGCTTGTTCCGCCGCCACCACCAGACTGGCGAACGGTTGCCGCAGCAGAGAGCGTCCCAGTGTACAGCGTTGAATTTTTGTCAATGCCAGCAGCAACAGCAGAGTTTTGGAACTCCTTAACAAAGGAAAGATACTGGCCCTTGCTAATATATCCAGCCTGGAACCTATCGTAATATTTCTGGTTTTCAGAGTTCCACTCGTGTGTATATGCGGTTACGAGAGCGTTGTAGTAATTTGGGCTATCTTTCCCAATTGTCTCAAGCAGGCCACCGACCAGTGATCGATACTCCTCAACCGTAATTGCCCCACCCTTGAGATCTACTTGGCCCTTAAGATTCAGGTACGAGAAAGCATAATCCGATACTGCCTTTTGATACGTGGAAAGATGATCTTGATTTGTAGAGTCCATTGCTCTCCCCTTAAGGAAAGCATTTAGTTGTTCGTAGTTTGCACCATTTGTTAGTTCAAATTCATCGGTAAGCCTATTGTACTCTCGATTGATGTCAAAGTTATTAGCCTGCTCAATCTTCTGGAGGAGCGTCTGCCACTCCATTGAGTTCTCATCAAACCCTCCAAGATCGGCTAGATCTTTGTAGAACGCAATGACATCGTTCATCGTTGGCACACTGCCGTACAGTGCTGACCCGTTGTAGAACGCCTCAAGCAGCAGCCGCTCCTCCGCAGCTTTCTGCTCACGGATGAGTTGCTGAATCAACGATGAAAGATTGGATGAGCCTGCCTCGGCCCTACCGAAACGTCCGCGTCGTGCCATTAGGCTTGTACCTCATTCGTTCCCGTCGGCGCTGGGACGAGGTTTTCCTCTCCTGGCGCCGCCGCATTGGCAGCCGTTGCTTCAGGCGGCAACTGCGCTTGATTCTCTGGTTGGTTTAGCGACTGACTTCCAGGAACGCCAGACTGAAGCGTTCGCTGTGCGTTCGCGGCCTGTTCTTGTGTAATCATCATTTGCTGTTGCATCTGTTGCTGATTTGCCATTTGCATTTGCTGGAATGTTCCCATCACGTTTGCCATCGTGGCAACAGCGGCAGGGTTGAGGGTTGCATCCGTCTGCTCGTCGCGGATGAGTTCCTTCTCGCCAATCGGATCTTCCACGCCAACGCGATCCATTGCGCGTTCTGCGCTCCAGATGCGGTTCTGTACGAGGTTGATCGCGGTGCTTGCGAGTTCCAGCGTGTCTCGTGGCGTCAGTTCTGGGGCGACGATCTCAATGCGATATTCACCAGCAATGATCGACTTGACGGCTGGGTCCTTTGCCTCCCAGATGCGGGCGCACATTTCCCAGATCTTCTTCATCCACGAGTAGAACACCTTGCGCTTTGGGGCAAGGCGGGACTCGTAGTTGGCAATCAACGCGGCGATGGCACGCGACGAACCCAACACCTGCGCTGGCGCAAGGCCAAGAAGCAAGTCATTGAGTCCAGTTGCCACCGTCAACTCGCGGTCAATGCGGGCGACGTATGCTTCGATCTGGAACTGTGGAATGAACGGCTGGATAGCGCGGAGTTCGTTGCCAGGTCCAGGGGTTGCCACGCGACCAGGCTTTGGAAGCGCGTTAGGTGGTACCTCGTCAGGAGCCTCGGCGCCGACCAACTGCCACATCTGCCCACCAACGATGGACTGGATCATCTGCGCCATCGCAGTGACCCGCTCGTCCTTCTCGCGGAGGAGCTGCTCAGGATCGTACAGAGCGGGCTTGCCGTATGGGCTACCTGGGATCTTGCCGTTCGGGAGGTGGATGTACGGAATCTGTCCTCCGTACTCTGGGTGCGCGTCATTCTTGACGAGCGTATTACCTACGTAGATGGCGTTGTACACCAGAGGTGCTTTGCCTGGACCCTTTGGAACCTTGTACCAGTAATCGTAGACTTCCACCTGCATCTGCTCGTAGGCGGTCTCGCGGCGAAGTGGATTGCGCTCAAAGGCGTTCGCCCACACGTTGCCGATTGGGTCAGCGTGGCTGCCACGACTCGTATATGGGAACCACTTCTCTCCCTGCTTGACGGGGATTACATCAACGCCGTAGTCCTCTTGGATTGACTGTGGCGACATACCATAGGTGTAGAGCGCCCAGTCTAGGCGGTTGTAGTCGCTGTTGCCGAATCCGAGGTAAAGGTTCTCAGGTCGCTCAATGATGGAGATCTTTGGCACGCGCTCAATCGGATCCCAGTAGACCTTGGCGGCAGTGTGTCCGTACAATTCCTTGAGGAGTGCAGCCTGCTCGTTCAGAAGGTCCATCTCGTTGGAATCCCACCAACGGAAGTATAGCCGCTCGCGTAGTGCGGCGGCTTGTCGCTCTTCCTCTGTGCTTCCCGTTGGGACATAGTTGATGACAGGTCGCACCGCCTGAATGGCGGCAGGGATCTGGACGTAGGCGTGGTGGATATTGACCGACACGTGAGCGCGGCCAGCAAGCCGTGCGCTTGGGTCTTCTGACCAGTGGTCGGCACCACCGAGCGTCATTGTCTCTGGATGGTAGAGGTTGTCCATACGGCGGAACAGCGCCTTGAGTCGGTTCTGCTCTGGGTCAACCAACTGCTTGCGACCGAGGATCTCTTGGAGCAAGGTGTAGTCGTCGTTCTGCTTTGGATCAAGTTCCTGCGCAACCAGTGAGGACTCCAGCATCTTTAGGGATGCGGCTTCCGATGCAGACAGCTTCTCTACGTTTGGCTGGATTCGAAGGGTTCCCTGACCGCCACGAAGACCAGCAGAAAAACCCCCAGGGGCGCGTCGGCTGCCCTTGGAGGTGGCGTTCATTGCAACAGGGGCATTTGCCACTGGTGCAGTTCGTGGGAGCGGTGCGTTAGGCGCACCAGCGGGTGAGCGGAGGGTGCTTCCGCTGGTGCTATTGAGCTTTGCTGGTGATGTCGCAAGTGGGGCGGTTCGATCAACGCGGTCGCGGATTGTCGCGCCCTTCTGTAGTCGTCGCGCCTTGTCGATGGCCTTGCCGATGGCGGCAATCTGTTCTGGCTTAGCGACCTCTGGGTCAGTGGTGTACTGCGCTGGTACACCTCGTGTATCCTGGAACGCCGCTGGAATCTTACGTACCTTAGCCATTAATCACTCACTCCAAAATAGGTGAAGGTGGGATTCTCCACGCCCTTCTCAGGATTTCTCAGTGCGTGTCGCACCGCGATTGCCAATGCCATTACTGCATCTTGTTCTAATTTCTTGTCGTCTAGTTTATAAATCAGGAGTTGTCTCCTCAGTTCATCCCACGGTCCGCCCATTGGGAGTTCCAGTTGACCTTTGTCAATCACTGCCTTGAGGTCATTGAGGAGTTCCACCTTCTTCGCCTTCGTGCCGCCGAAGTCAAACCCTCGGAGCGGGCGGATCATTGAGAACTCCTGCTGGAAGAGCCTGCCACCTAGACCAGTGGAATCCACGATGGTGGTGCAGAAGGCGCCGTCTTGGCTGTAGAGCAGGTGACCCTCGCGGACCATATTCACCACTGCGGAGATGCTCTGCTTGCCGCTTCGCTTCCTGATCCGCACGCCGCGAATCTTGTTGCGGCTGGTGATGTCCAGCGTGATGGCCCACGTCGCATCGTGCGAGATTCCTGGGTCTACGCCTTGGATGTAGCGGTGGTTTCTAACTGGCTTGACGTCATCCTCAAGCGTCTTGTACAGCGCGAGGACTGACTGACTCCAGAAGAAGGCGTCTCGCGCCTCGATGAAGTACCCGTCAATGTTCTGTGGGATCAGGTACTCTGCCTGCTGGCGGACGACGTCATCAAAGTTTTCCTGCGTCAGTCCGTAGCCGATGTTGTCGCGGGTGGAGAGTCGGAAGCTGATGAACTTCTCATCTCGCGCTGGGTTGTCTAGGTTGCCCTTCTCCCAGAGTTCCGCGTAGTCGTTGATGCCCTCGCTCGGTGTCCCGATGAAGTGGAGTGGACCACCAGTGGAGAGTCGGCGGAGGTTGAGCACCTCTTGGTAGATCATCAGCAGGTGCGGCTCAAAGGCCGCCTCGTCAAACGAGATGCCGTTCATATCCTTACCCAGGAGTGCCTTGGCTCGGTCCTGGGTAGTACGGAAGTGGATGCTTGCGCCGCCGACCACGGGGTTGAACTTAACCCACGCATACTCACCGCGATACCGTTTCTGGGTATCAATGACCTTGCCAAGTTCTTTGATGATAGCACATCCGCGACCCTTCTGCGCTGGATGGCTTCCGCCTAGCAAGGTCTCAATCTCGCGGAAGACCAGTTCTGCGGTCTCCTGCTGGATTCCTACGTGGTACCACTCGTATGGAGTGTCGCTCCACCGCTTGTAGGACTGTGGGTCAGAGGCGTCTGGGCTGGCAATCCCTAGTTTGTATAGCGCGTGATGGAGGCACACAACAGCCATAGCAAGAGTCTTTCCTGCACGGTTCCCAGCGGAGACGACCGTCGTGATGTATTTCGGTCGATAACCAGTATCGTCACGCTCTGCGCACGCTTCCCACCATCTGATCTGCCCAGGGTTCCCCCTTACGCCAAGCCATCGCTCTGCAAAGAATGCGATGTCATTCCGACCGCGAGCAAGGTCTCTGGCAATATCGTTATCGAGCGGCTTCAAGCCTTCTTCGCCTTGAGGCGATCTGACATATTCTTGGCTTTTGTGCGAGCATCCGCCTTGCTACTAGCACCCCAAGCCTGAAGCGAGAGAAGGAGTCGGGTCGGGCGCCCCTTCTCGTCGCGTTCAGGACCTGGCATATTTCCCATACGAGCAAGGAACGAAGCGCGACGTGGATTGTCGCCGCTCTTGACTGGGGCCTTCAATGTGCCACCAGTCTGTGCCTTGTACGAAGCCCGACCGCGAGCGTTTAGCCCGCCCTTTGGATTCTGACCTTCTTTGCGTTGCCACGCTGCTGTCTTAGGCATACTTTACCTCATTGTGGTAATACAGGACGCGGTTGACAAACTTGATGAAAGTGGTCAGTGCCGCAATGCGGTTGATGAATGTGCCGTCAGCTTCATAGTGACGGTCACTATATCCAGCGTCTCGGCCAACCTGCGTCCTGACGATGTAATTTCCAGACGTGGAATTTCCTGACCTGAACTCTGGGTTGTGTCCTCTGGACCACCCACAGTATACCACATCATTGCCTTCTTCGGCGTGGCACATCATCTCTAAGATGTAGTCTGGGTTGTAAGAGTCGTCGTGATTAAACCAGCCGATATAGTCTGAAGTGGCAAGGTCAAGACCCTTGGCACGCTTATCGTGGCCCCAGTCCTCCTTGTTCGGCTCTTCGTGGAAGATGACCGAAGGGAACTCGTGTCGTAGGCTGGTCAGGTCAATCTCTGACGCCAGCGCAATGATCTCGTCTGGCTTACGTACCTGCCACGCCAGGAGGTCGCCTAGCACGCGGCGAAGCCCAGCCTCGTCGTTATGCGCAGTGACAACCGCCGTGAACGTCGCCATTGATTCTCCCGATGATGTCGCTTGTAGAAATACCTTTGGTGTATGAAACGTAGAGCATTGAGATACCCCGCTCGTCTAGCCACTCCTGGCTGATGCCAAGCTGCTCAATGAGCGAGTTGCCAGTCCAGTCATCCCCGTGGGCGATGTGGGTGACCTTCTTGTCCTTGATCGTGTCAATCGTGACGCCGCTGTCTTCGTCCCCGATGTTGACGATGACCTCGTCTGCCCACTTGCACGCTGCGACGGACTCAATCCGCTCTCCCAGCGTCAGGACTGGCTTTCGCTTGTACCGCTCGCAGAAGTCGTCGGTGTTGATGGCGACGATGACCTTTCCGTATTTGGAACACTGCTCAAGGAATCGAGCGTGTCCGTAGTGGAATAGGTCAAACGTCCCCCCAACGTAGATCCAACGATCAGATGTCAAACTGCTTCTCTGCCGCAGCCTTGTCCTCTGGCGTCTTCTCCTTGATGCCGAACTGCGTGTTCTTCGGGTCAAGGAACTTGATCAAGATCTGGAGTCCAGATGCGAGACCAGCCGAGATGATGGTGCGGAAGTCGCCGCCGCTGATGTCCAGAAGCGGGATGCCCAAGCCGAGGGCAACGGAGATGGATACCGTGATAAATGTTCGTCCGAACTCGATGAGCGCCTCGTCAACACCCGTGTTGTCGATGACCCAGCGAATGCCTGCCTTGATGTCGTTATACATTGGGACTCCTTACTTCCACTCAACGATGACGACGTGCTTGTGGGCCGCGCCGCCAGTGAGTTTCTTCTTGCTTGATGCGATCTGCTTGAGCTGCTCCTCGGTCACGGAGACCCCGAACTTCTCCTTGCCCTTGCCGCTCCTCGTGGGACACGACCACTGCCATCCGTCAACAGCGTCCCAACCCGCTGCCGTCATATGACCATACCCGACCACAATATGCTTCTTGTCCTTCTTTAGCCAGTAGTTCTGCCACTTCTTGTGCCACTCGCTGATCTCCACTGGCGGGTAGTCAACAGCCTGCTGTACCCACACGATGAGACCAGCCCCACGGTGCGCCGAGAGGACGACGTCGTCCCACGACTTGGCGTATCGTGCCTTGGCGCCCATCTCCTTGGCGGTCTTAATCAAGTCAATGAGGGACGAGCCGTTGTCGGACACGCCTTCCTTCTCCACGAACCCTGTTGCCTTCGCCTTCGCCTTGATGCCATCGCCAGCGGACGGGTCAACGGTGTACTTGGACGCCCACGCCACGGCGGCTGCCGTGCTGGACGGGCCGCAGTCATCAAGGATGCCGCCCTTCTCTACGTGGTCTAGTTGTGACTTGACTTTGAACTTCATCTTATTCCTTCCAGCGTAGTGGCCCTGTGACAAGCCATCCGATTGTGAGTAGAATAAACAGTGTTGCCATCGTTGATTGCGTCTGCCCTTCTGGCAGGACGACCACTGCGAAGAGAAGACCGAGTACAGTCCACGCTCCGCTAATGAGGTCAAGGATAACGTTCTTAATCACGGCGAATCCCCTTTCGGCTGCTGCGGGGCTTGTCCATCCCGCCGCCACCGCCGCCCCCACCGCCGCCACTACTGCCGCCCATTGATCGGACTGCCGAGGCTGCTGCGGAGCTTGCGATTTGGCTTGAGATAATCGCCACCGCTACTGGTTGTGACCCTTCTTTTTCCTCGTCACTAAGATCACTACCGATTTCCGTGATCGCAAGGATATTCTCAAATGCCTCACTTATTGATTCAATTGCCTCCCCGACTGCTTCCTCTACGGTTGGCAGATCGGTGTCAGGATCGTCAGTAGGCTCAACACTAGGCTCAGGCTCAATGCTAGGCTCGTCAGTAGGGTCAGGAGTCGTCTCAGGCTCTTCTGACGGTTCCTCCGACGGTTCGGGTTCGGCAATCGGCTCTGGCTCATCTGTCGGTTCTGGCTCTACTGTAGGTTCAGGCGTGGGTTCTGGTGTAGGTTCAGGAGTCGGCTCAGGTGTTGGGTCTGGAGTCGGCTCTGGAGTAGGTTCAGGAGTCGGAGTCGGCGTCGGCTCTTGACTCGGCTCAGGCGTTGGAGTCGGTGTGGGCTCAACGCTAGGCTCCGCAGTCGGGCTCGGCGTAGGTGTCGGTGTGACGATCCCGCCGATGGTCAGATTTCCTGCCCCGCAGCACGAGTCCTTGCTGACGATCTTGAAGCCGAAGAGGCTTCCTGCGATCAACTGCAACTCGATATACCCGCTCGCCGTCTGCGTAAGTTCCGACACGAACGGGATCCACGAGTCCGAGTTTGTGTAGTACGGTGTATCCCAATACGATGAGTCGGTCGTAGAGTAGGCCCAGGTGAAGCCGATTGCCTGATCTTCCACCACGAGCGTGGTGTACTTTGTTTCGGCGTTCTGCGTGATTGACCCTGGTGGCGGGTTGTCCGCTCCAGTGAGTGTAAAAGAGCCGTCCTCCGATAGGGTCAAGGTTCCATTCGAGTCGGTCTCCAGCGTCCAGTCGTCGGGACTTTCCAGTGCCGCCGCGATGCTGAACGGGAAGAATGTGACGAGGGCCAGTACGATAATTGCGGTTAAGCGGTGCAATCACGGTTCCATTTCTCCGCCCGAAATTGGTTTTATTTCAGTAGCTTCGATTACTTGGTACGTGGTCCCGCCACCTAAAATTCCAGCGAGCGTAAGGGCAACCTCTCGGTCTGCTCCCTTCTCCTGACGGCGGTCAATCATCTCCTGCGCCCGCAGGCCCTCTGCCAGCGTCGGTGTCATTAATCCCTGCTCAACTGCCGCGTGAACGTGGTCGCGGACTAGCGAGGCAAGGTCGCCCGTTGCCTTGATGGTCTTCGCCTGCTTCTGCATTACCTTGACGGCCTGCTGTCGTAGGCGCTCGTGCGGCTCAGTGAGGTGCTTTCGCTTGTGGTTGCCGAGGGTGATGCGGCTGATGTACTGCGCATTCTCGTCAAGCCACTCGGAGATCTTGATGTCTGGCACCCCGTCGCGCATCTTCTTATTGATGGTCTCGACGAAGGGGCTACGGCAGACGTGGCACCCCGTGAGGACTGGTGCCAGCTCGGTCACTCAGGCGTCTCTTCTGGTGCTGGATCAGGTTTTGGCTTGTTGCTTTCAATACAAAAGTTTTCTGCCCAGATCCCAGGTCCGTTTGGGTTATCGTGGTCCCACGGACCAACCCTGTTTACCTCTGTTCCGTTAAGGTAAATGATTGCGAACAATCCGTTTATTTCATAGGTATACATATTATATCAATCCTTTATGGGAGGAACGTCGTGACGCCCTTAATTGAACGCTTTCCTAGAAGGTACGATCTTCCAACAGCATTACCATTCGTGGCATTTGGCATTATAATTGCTAAATCCTTAAATTGAACCTGTGCAACATAAGTAAGATTGTTAAGATCCGTTGAGGTGACCTGTGATTCAGAACTTCCTTTGCCGCCTCCAAATCTTTGGATGTCAGACGCATACTCCGTTGTGTCATTATGGAACGCAACATTAATATAATGATTATCATACCCGTTGTTAACCTGGTCACCTTGATTAATAAAAATGCAGTTCCACCATCCATCGTTAAAGAAATATACTGACTTTCTCAATGCGGCAGTTGGAGTCGCATTAATTCTCATCGTTGTCAAATGATTGCTCATAATAGTGCCTGCTGTTGTGTATTGCTGGATAATTTCTCTTGGAGCGAGAACTGGAAAGAATCTTTGTCCTTGCGAACCAACATCTGGAGACTGATTTAAAGATGCAGTTTGATAATTAACGGCAACAAGGTTGTGAAATCCAGCATTTGCTGTGGCTGAATTTGGTGATGTTGCAACAATAAATTTTCTTACGGATGGTTCCCAATATGGAGCAAAAGATGCAAACCCAGAAGCCGTAATATCTGTTCTACTTCCTGTGCTGCTCATAGCGTCAAGGACGATAAAATGAGTAAATCCAGCCGTAGTATTATATTCGTTCCCAACAGCCACCAACCATCTGCTTGTTGAGTCGTTACTATCTATGTAGAATATTCCTCCAGCGCGACTAAAATCTTGGTGGAATTTACCAATTGCATTATTTGGGTTTGGTCCTGTTGACCACGTAATTCCATCACTTGAATAATACAATGTGTATGAAGCATTATTTTGGATAACAAAAAGACCGTTTTGGAATGTAATGTAATTCCAGGGACTTGATCCTGCTACTGGACTTGTTCTCTGTGTCCAAGATGTGCCACTTGTACCTGGTGATGTTGCAATGAGATTGTCTCCACCGAGTGCAACAAATGTGTTGTTTCCATATGCAATAAAATCGACGCTGGAATTTCCAAACGATGTTGTGGAGACGGCCGTCCACACCTTTCCGTCTGTGCTAGTCCACATCCTTGATCCGCCACCTGATGATGTTCTAGTTGCTGTATTTGCTCCGACTGCGATAATACACGTTGGCGATGCAGCAAGATCCCTGATGTAACCGCGAAGTCCACTTCCGTGGATAGGAACTGATCCAAACTTATAAAAAGGCGCTCGTGTAAGGTGATTGCGTCCAACAGACATTATGAAATCTCCGATCCAAATACATTAAATGAGACTGCTCCTGTGGTTGAATACACAGAGATGACATCGTTAGCGTCAAGTGTAATCGGCATTGTTAGAAATTCATAAGAATATGAGTCTATACCTGCGTCATACACAATATAGTGCTTGTCGTTGATTGCATCTCCGTTTGGTTGAATTGCAATCCTAAATGCAGCAGGGGCACTAGAAAGATTCGTAATGCAGATATTTGCCACAACTGCCTCAGTCGCTGCTGGGCAGGTGTATACTGTCGTTAGTGTATCCGCCGCTGGTTTCACTTGACCTAGGACCTTATAATTTGTAGCCATTTACATCCCCACTGTTAAGAATGGATTGAAGCCAGCAGCCGCTGCTGACTGGAAAGTTGCCCCACCTGTTCCATTTGCGGTGAGGACGGTGCCACTCGCGGCTGCACCAGAGTTAATTGCCGACGTATTTACTGAACCAGAAGCAATTGCAGCAGATCCAACTGCGCCAGCGGAGATAGCCGCTGACCCAACTGCACCAGCAGAGATCTTTGCCGCAACTACCGATCCATCTGCTAGTTTGGAAGATGTAACCGCAGAGTCAATAATCTTTGACGTAAATACGGCATCATCTGCAATCTTTGCGGATGTTACTGCACCAGCGTCGATCTTTGCTGCGACGACCGCGTTGTCCGCGATCCCGACTGAGGTCAGCGCCTGTGCGACCCAGCCAGATGATGTGCTGTTGTAGACAAGCGGAAGGGCCGTGCTGACGCCACCGACGAATACGTCGTGTAGTTCATCCAGCTCGTATCCATTCTGCACCTTGACAAGAATCTCGCCGTTGTTGATATTTGACCGTGCTACAACCCCAATATATACGGAGTTGCTTGGTTCGGCGGGAGGAGCGCCGAACACCAGCGATCCAGGTGTATTGCCAAGCCAGACAGAGTCACCAGCGGTTGCGGCACTCGTATCAATCCCGCCAAGGTATCCGCTCTCGACGACCCATCCGAACTCATTGTTTGCCAGACCCTGATAGAGGATTCCAAGAGTTTTTGACGATCCAGCTTCAGTAGATGCGGTTGCAAGTTGGATGGTGACGTTTGTTCCATCTGCACCGCTAACATACACGGCCTGACCCTTGGTCATTGCAGATCCGCTCGTATTCTTTACGTAGGTACGCAACCCCTCTGCGGTGGTGGCTGCACCGGCGGTGATAAGCGTCTGATCAATTGAGATTGTGGCCTGGCTGCCTGACACCGCTGCGCTGATCGGTGAGGTTCCGATGATGCTTGTGATTCCGGTCGCATCGGCCGGAAGTGGCTCCCACGCAACCCCACCAGATCCGTTTGCCGTCAGGACATATCCGTCCGAGGCGGAGGTGGAGACGATGGAGATCAGCTTACCACTGGTCGTCGTGGTCGCAGAGATTGGGAAGGTGGCGGAAAGGGTTGACGCGGAGACGCTGTTGGATAGGGTGAGGAACTCGTTCGTGTCAATCCACTGAAGGGTCGGCTCTACTGGGGCAATGTCGCCATCGAACTCCTCATAGAGCTGATCTGGGATAGAGAATACGGTATCCGCTGGACCGACAATGTCGTATCCATTCCAGTGGATGTCGACCGTTCGTCCAAACTTAAATGTTGCCATTACTTCCCCTTACGACCCTTTGCTGTCTTGGCTGATTCCTTAAATGCTTTGGCGGTAGGAGCGCCCTTGTTCCCTGGATTACGCATCTTTTCGCCAGATCCAGCGGCGATCCGCTTGCGCTTGGCGTGGATGTTGGCGTAGAGACCTGGCTTACTTGGCACGCTTGCCCTTCTTGCCGTACTCCATCTCGCGCTCCTTCTTGCCCTCAGTCTTCTCGTGCTTGGCCTGGGCCTTCTTGGCAGCGGCGATGCCCTTCTTCGTGTATGGGAACTTCTTACCTTCGACCATCGGCATTATCGTGACCCTTTCTTCTTCTTTTTGGATTTTCCAGCAGCCGAGAGGGCGATAGCAATCGCTTGCTTCTGTGGCTTGCCCGCCTTCATCTCCTTGCGGATGTTCGCGGAGATCGTCTTCTGGCTAGAACCCTTCTTCAACGGCATTATGCCTTTCCTCGATTTGTTTTCTTTTTTCCAGTTGGCGCGTACTGATCTCCTGGCATTGCGTTTGACTTCATCATCGCCTTTTTATACGCCTTCGGTCCAGTAATCGGCTTCTCGCCAAACTTCTTTGAGGTCACAAGTTTGGTGTCCAGTTCATATGGGACGTTCTTTCCCCACGTAGCCTTATAGCCGACGTTGTATTTCTTTCCAACGTTTAGATGGCTAATATAACGGTTGACGCCGACGGCATAATTTTCAATTCCAGCAAGTCGCTTGCGTCCTTCTCCAATAACGAGCGCCTTATCTGCAGAAGATTGCTTCTTCTTGGGCATTATTTCTCTCCAAATGTTGGCAGTGGTAGCAGCTCTGCCACGGCTGTTGAGAGCGAATCAGCTCCCCGCTCGGACTCTACGTCCCAAATCTTCTCCACGATCTCCCCAGCAGCGGTGCCGAGGGAGTCCTGGACCACTTCCACCAGGCGTTCGACCCCCGCATAGTGGCAATGGATCAGCTCGTGTGCGATCACCCGTCTAATTTCCTCTGGTTTTTCCTTCCAGAGACCAGGGGAGAAGCGGATTGTAGCTGCGTAAAGGTTCTGAGATACCTCGACATCGGCCCAAGCATCATCTGGAGGCGGATCTGAGGAGATCTTAATCTCCCAGTGGCTCAAGTTGAGGATGCGCTTTGCACGGTCGAGGTAGTCTTTGAGTCGTTTCTCCCGCATACTACCTCCGAAATGGACTTAAACTACATCCCCCACTAAAACGGTCGCGCTGTAACTTTTAGCGACTACCAGTATTTCGCTTTACTCGCTTTGCAGCCTGCCTGAGTCCTTCTTCTGCTGTTCTCATAGTCAGACCATACTTACGTTCAATTCTTTCTGATTCATTAATAACTCGATTGAACGGGAACTGGTAGTTCATACTCTCTTTAATTGCGGTTGTAGTCTCCGCCTTTGCTTTCAATGCTCGCTTGGCAAGATCAGTTCCTCGTGGGAATACTGATTCTGATACAGATCTTTTTGTCTGAGCGCCACGAATCTTCCCAGGAATATCAGAATTAACAGGGAATCTCCCGTTATTGAAATTTCTTTCCCAGAAGTTAATATTGCTTGAGATCTTGTTTCCAGCAGTCTTTGCTGCAACTCGTCCCTCAAGTGCCGCAGCCTGTCCCACCTTACCAGCGGCCCTCAGGGCTTTAGCTGCCCTAATAACTTTTCCTACAGGCAGGGCCATCGCTAGGCTCTCTGGGCTGACCGACACACCCTTACGGCTGACGTCGATCCCAGTGACTTCTCTCAATAGGCCACGGGCAGTGGCACGGGTAGCCCGTGGAAGCTGCTTGACGCGCTTCTGGACGCCCTTCTTGCCAAGCTGCTTCTTGGCGGTCTCCTCGCGCTGGAGGTACTCGCTCTTCGCCATTCTTAATTTCTCCCTATAACCCTTTACTAAACCAGCCTAGCGGCTGGATACGAACCCTTATTGAGTGTGAGACCGAATCCTAGAAGGTAGGGTTCGTTGCCCCCCTCTTTATCTCCCCCCATATAACCAGAAAAACGGGGGGTTTTTGCACAAAGTTGCATCATTAAGTTTTCTTAATAATATCTTAACCAAGTCTTTACTTTGAGGGTAGCCGCTGAAAACGGCTCCTTGTCAAGGGAAAACCCCCGCGCCTTATCAGAGAGGGCCTTCGTTGCGGGGTTGGGTGTTCCTCCCCGCGAG